TAATGATGGAGAACCAGCAAATGTAGTATCTCTTAGTGTGCTTACCGATTCTATACCAATAATGGAAGATGTTAATCTCCATCCATTACCAAGCAAAGTATAAGCTGAAGTAGCTAATGGTACAGAAGAAACAAGACCTGAAGTAGAAGAACTAAAAAGTCCAATTGTTTCTTTTATACCATTAGTACTACTTGCACCTGTACCCCCTACCGAAACGGGAATTACTTCACCTGATTGGAATTCAATAAGTGACCATTGCCCGCTCGAAAGCTGGTAATAATGAATCGGTAATTTTTCAATCATAAATCATTATACCATAGGATACTTAGGAACTGGGTTTAATTGTGTCTCAACTCCATAATTTACAACCACAGTTACAGTAGCAGATCCTAAATTTCTTAGTTCAAACGATGAAACGTGCTTTCCAGCTCCTAATGTTATTTGTTGTCCGGGATATATTAAAGATCCAATATATCCTGAAGCCGCAGTTAGAGAGTTAGCATTTGTTATTGCACCTAAAGCAGAAGATGGAATTAAGCTACTTGGGGTGAAGATAAATGCACAGCCACTTGGAGCAGGTGTACCGCTTACAAGAACCTGAAAGGTATTGCACATTAGTGGAGTGCCGATAGAATTATGACAGGTTACTTGGGTTGCTTGGCCCGCTGTCATACTTCCATATTTTACATAACCATTAAACCCTTCCATTAGTTGTCCTCCTTATCGTCTTCATCCATTTCTTCGTCATACTCCTCATCACTTTTAACGGTGTGAGATCCTTCTGGCTGGTCGATATGTATTTTATCATCTCCACCTCCAGTATTTATGTTGATAGACTTTTCTTCTTCATCTCCATCTGGTTCAGAAGATCCTTCATCACCAAGCTTTACTTTTATGTTTCCAATAAGCTCTTCCAGTTCAGCCATTGTTGCCATAAGTTGCTGCTGTGACATTTCTACTGGCTGCTCTTCTTCTTCGCCTTCTTCACCTTCCTCCTGACCACCCATTCCCATATCAGCCATTAGTTTTTCTAAGCCTCCACCCGCAGCAGGAGCGCCTCCTTCTTCCTCTTCACCTCCCATTTCTACGTTTTCTTCGTCATCATCAGGTAACTCATCTGGAGATTCTTCAGCGTCTCCGGGCATACCCGAGTAAGTATCCTGCGCTGGTGGAGTATTTGGAGTAGGTTGGGGTGATTGCATTGCTTGAGTTGCATTTCCTACAGCGCCACCACCTAATGCTCCAGTAGCCTTAATCATCTTTAAGATGTTTACTACATTACCTAAATCATTAGCAATGCTATCAAAATCTAAATATCTACTTATTGCAGATTCATTGATAAATTCATACTGGCTTTGCTCGAAGAGATGGCAAATAAGATCATTTACATCTATTGCTTCGATTCCGTTCTTCTCTTTTAGAACTTCTATAGCTTCTTTTATAACTGTCTTCTGAGGGCTTCCCTTTGGAAGAACCTTGTTTAAGGTTTCAAATAAAACTACTTGAGTATTTAGCAAACTACGGAATGATGCAGGTTCTCTAAGGTTCTGGAAGTTAATTCCATACTTCTCATCTAATGTGCGAATTATTTCTCTTCTAACTGGCTTCTTGGCTTCAAATAAATCTGAAGAGAACTTTTGAATTTCTTTTATATTTACAAGTGACTCAGAGACATTTAATATTGTATTAAACATCTCGGTCATTTGCTTCTTGCTAAGTAAAGCCACATAAGGAATCTGAACTATAGCTTCAGATAAAGCCTCTGACTTTGTATTTTCGTTTTCCTTAATTGAGTTTGCAAGATTAATTATTGCAGGGTGATTTGCCCAAATCAAGTTAAAGTTCTTCTTGCTTTCAAGTAATTCTTTCTTGATTAACTCCTGTCTTGTTATGAGTTCGTAAAGAGGAACATTTTCTGCACTCTCGTTTATTTCAAACTTCTTTGACTTCTCTAGATCTGCATAGCTTATCTTAGGTAAGTTAAATGCTTCGGAGATAGTCTTTGATAGAATAGCTGCGCTCTTTATTTCGCTTATGTTTGAGATTCTGGACTTGTTGGTCTTTAAGAACTGAGTTAGCGAAGGGAGGATTTCAACTAAATTCTTAAACTGTGGAGTACTTAAGATATCCTTGCTATCAGTTACTGAGTTAGCCTTCTCTTGTAAGACCTTAGAAATCTTATTTAACTTAAGTCTTTCTTCCCAAAGATTTAATGTTTGCATTAAATCCTTCTTACCGCTGGAATAATTATCTCTGTAAAGATTTCCAATAAGAGAATTAACTTGGTTTTCAATTAACTTATCAAATTCTTCTTTATCTAGGTAATTAGATGCTTCTGAAATCTCTATCTCAGTTAAACCATCTTCTGTAACGCTTCCTGAGATAATTTTAAGATTTTCAGTAACAAACCAAACCTTATCAGTATTTACATCATATTTAAAAAGCTCAACATTTTCTCTTAGCGAACGGCCAAGGTAGCTACCTAAACGGTATAAAGAAGTAAGCTTCTTATCTCTATTTAAAATAATATCATCAAACATAAGTTAATCCTCTTAAGATTATATATCTTCTATTTTACTAAAATTTTTAAGTTTTTCCTTTATTGAGTTAAAAGCTTTAATTTTTTTAACGTCAGACTCATTTAAAAGAACTTTATCTAGAAACTGAATAGTTTCATTTTGTGGGGAATCCATACCAGCGGATCCGGGCTGTTGCTGCGCTATTAGACCAGATCTACCTCCAACACCGGGAAGACCGCTCTCAGAGCCTTCTGGGGGCATCTCGGCCCCTTCCTGTGGCATTCCACCTCCCATTTCAGGCTGCATCATCATTTGCTGTTCCATAGCCTGTTGTTGTTGTTTCATGAACTCTTCCTGTTGCTCTTCATCAATTTGAGCCAATTCTGTTTCTATTTCATCAGGAGACATTTCATAGTATTCTTTGTATACAGTCTTTTTAGAGAATAAGCCACTCCCTAAAACTGCTGTAACTACTCTAGTCTTTGCCTCATCTATTTCTAGTTTACGCTTGGTAAACATATCTGTTGGATCAGGCATCTCAATTCTAAATTCGTTAATTAATGATTGAGGGAATCCCTTAATCTTTAAATGTCTACGAACCATGGCCTGTAATCCGAATGTAAACTGGTGTTGTACTCTTGCTACGGTTCTTCCAAACTTTACATCAAGCTGACTTAAGTTGGCTTTACGTTCAGCGCCTTTATCCTTAGATTCTACAATGTAATCTCTAGGGACTTTCATTCCTCCTAAAACCTTATCTAGGAAGTACTTAACGTCATCTATATCACCTAGATTTTGTGCTCCGGGAAGAACGTCAACTCTAGTTTCCTTATCCCCTCTGTGTGGAATAAATAAATCTTCGTCTACTGATAAAGGATTAAATCTCTCGTCAATATTTCCTGTGCTAGAGTTAAAGAACTTTTCTTTACGAAGCTTTTGCTTCATTTGATCTACGAAAGTAGCGACTCTATGAGAAGGAATATTTCCTGTATTAATGTAGAACACTCTCCTCTCAGGTGCGCGTGAGAGTCTATAGACTAACATTGCATCTTCCATAAGCTTTAGTGACCTAAAAGCTCTAATAACCCCTCCAGCAACACCTCTACCGTAAGGATAGAATCTTGGATCTGATGTATGTAACCTAAAGTGAATAATTTGATTTTTGTCTAGAGTAATGTAGTTATTTCTAGACATTGAATCTGACTGTGATCCGAACGATGACCAGTCAATAGTTTTTGGTATTTCCTGCAAGAATGCAGTTAAATAACCATACATATTTTCTACGCGAATTATAAAGTTAGGATTAAGTATCTTAATTCTTTGAATACCAGATTTTTGGTTATTTTCATCAATTATGATTTCAACGAAGCAATCGCCAAATTTAACTATATTTCTAATTATATCCCAATAAAATCTTTCTAAGTCTATAGTTTTAAATAGTCTCTCTACTTCGTCTTTAACTATTTCGCTTGAAGATTTTATTATCCATCTCTTTCCTTGAATATTTCTTTGAGTGGCATCATCAGCATAAACATCGAAAGCAGATGAGATTTCAGGATATTCATCCATGCTTTCAAACTGGCGATATCTTTCTTTTCTTGATCTTTCGTATTCAGGAATTAATACAGTTCTGACTACTAACTCAGGACCATCGTAAGTTTGGGCTGTCTTTACCTTTACAGTATCTGTAGATGTAAATGTATCTCCAGCTTTACCACTTTTTGCATAAGGTTGATCTTCTCCTTGCTTAGTAATATAAGGCTTACTAGCGGAGGCAAAGAACTTAGCGAACCATCTACCAGCGGATCCAAGTGGAGTAAACCAGTTACCTGAACCTAGTACGGGACCACCGAAAGAGGTTTCCCCTGCCTCATTGATCATTTTATTCTTTTCGTCAACCATGTTACTTATCGAATACCCACTTTATTTCTTCGTAAGACTTTCCGCCAAAATACTTTTTCATATCTTGACCAGATCCTTTTGTTAAAGGTAATGGATCATAGAATCCGTTAACACTTAATTTACTTACTGTTCCGGGATTGTTAGTTAACATTTCTACTAAAGCAGATATTGATAAAGCTAAACTTACAATAAGATCATCATGTTGACTATTGTCTGCTTTTACTTTACCATTCGCATCTATTACGAAAGTTAATAATTCTTTAACCAATCTGTCAGAATTTATTAGAACTTTTTTACTTCTAATGTATTCTTCCATTACAGCAAATAATTGTTCTTTATTTTGCATTGTAGTTTGGAATCCAAATTTACCATACTTGTCCATCCAAACATTCTCGTATTGTTCCTTCTTAACTAAATATTCAATTAAGTTATTTCCAATACTATTTCTTTCTGGCATTATTAATGCAAGGTTATATCTTTTACCTTCTTCAGATAAAATTTGTGCAAACTCGTCTATACTTGTTTTATTAGAGTAAAACTCCGCTACTTGTTGTCCATTATAAACATTAAGGATTATAAATGCAGAATAATCTCTTTCTCTACCTAATGCGGTATCTGCACCTATAACATACTGATGATAAGGTTCGGGTTCTTGCCAAATTCTAAGTCTATTATTATACTTTGTAGTATACTCTTTACTTGTGTTATCATTAAGTAATGTTAATGTTTCACCATCAATATAAGTGTCGCCTGTTCCTAAAAACTCTTTCTCAAACTCCTGCTTCCATCTTTTTATTCCAATGTTCTTCTTAGTAGCTTCCTCAAAATGGTTTACATTATAACTTGAATCTCTCTCTTTAAGTAAGTTGTATAACCATTCGTATCTTGGATCGTATCTATATTGTGGGTGCTCTTGCCACTCAATATCAATTACATTAAAGTCATTGCCACCTTTTCTAGCTTCTTCATACATTGTATGGAAGAAGTTACCCATACCATTAACAGTAGATAACATAGATAAAAATAGATTCAATATATTAAGAAAATTTAGACAAGC